AACGTTCGCAACGCCGAGATCCGCGTGTGGGGGGGGCAAGAAGGATGCCAACGGCGAGCCGGTGCTGCGCAAGGGCAAGCCGGTAATCACCTGGGTCAAGTACGAAGGCATGGTGCTTGAATGAAGCGCGATGCTCATACCATCCCGCTCGACTTGGGTCACGAGCTGATCATCGACAACTTCGCCGGTGGCGGCGGTACCAGCACTGGCCTGGAAGCCGCCTTCGGTCGCCCAGTCGATATCGCGATCAACCACGATCCCGAAGCCTTGGCGATGCACGCCATCAATCACCCGCACACGAAGCACCTGTGCGAAAGCGTGTGGGACATCGATCCGATCGAAGTCACTGGGAACCGTCCGGTCGGCCTGGTCTGGCTCTCTCCGGATTGCAAACACTTCAGCAAGGCCAAAGGCGGAAAGCCCGTGGAAAAGAAGATTCGCGGCCTGGCCTGGGTGACGCTGCGCTGGGCGGCGAAGTGCAAGCCTCGGGTCATCATGCTGGAAAACGTCGAAGAGTTTAAGACCTGGGGCCCGCTTCTAATCGACGCCGACGGCAACGCCAAACCGGATCCGGCCAAGCGCGGCAAGACCTTCGACAGCTTCGTGCGCCAGCTGCGCGCCCATGGCTACTCTGTGGACTACCGCGAGCTGCGCGCCAGCGACTACAACACGCCGACGATCCGCAAGCGCTTCTTCATGGTGGCGCGCCGCGACGGCCTGCCGATCTGCTGGCCTGAGCAGACTAACGGCGCCCCGACATCACCTGCCGTACTGGCCGGGAAGCAGCGCCCATGGCGCACGGCCGCCGAATGCATCGACTGGTCCCTGCCTTGCCACAGCATTTTCGAGCGGAAGAAGCCTCTGGCCGAGGCCACGCTTCGCCGGATCGCCAAGGGCATCATGCGTTACGTGGTGGAAGCCGACCAGCCTTTCATCGTCGGCCAGGGTGGTCCGATCTATTCCGGCAAGCCTGTCTCGACCGAGCAGCCATTCGGCACGCTGACCACCGAGAACCACCGCGCGCTGGTGGTGCCGAGCATCGTTCCGGTGACGCACCAGGGCGGCGACCGCACCAAATCGGTGCGCGAGCCATTCCGCACGATCACCGGCGCCCAGCGCGGTGAGAAGGCGCTGGCCGTGGCCACCTTGGTGCAGAGCGGATACGGCGAGCGCGCCGGCCAGGCGCCGCGCGCGCTCGACATCGAGAAGCCGCTGGGCACCGTTGTCGCCGGCGCGAGCAAGGCCGCGCTGGTAACCGCATTCTTGAACGAGCACGCTCATTCCACGGACCTGAGAGTGCGGGCGGTCGATGTTCCGTTGAACACGATTTGTGCCCAGGTGAAAGGTGGACACACAGCGCTCGTCTCCGCGTCGCTGGTTGGCGTCGGCGGTCGGGCCGGGGATAGCCGGCCGCGCGGCGCCGACGAGCCGACCGCCACAATCACAGCCAAAGCCGACACCGCGCTGGTCACCGCGCACATCACCAAGTTCCGCACCGGCGCCACCGGCAGCGACCTGGCCGACCCAGTGCCGACGATTACTGCCGGTCCGAAAGAGAACCCAGCTGGCGCCGCACACGCCCTCGGCTTAGTCACCGGCAGTTTGATCAAGCTCCGCGGCACCAGCACGGCAGCCGCGCTGGACGAGCCCCTGCACACGGTCAGCGCAGGGGGGCAACACCACGCCGAGGTGCGCACCTTCCTGCTTGCCTATTACGGATGCGAACAATCCCAAAGTGTGGATGACCCGCTCGCGACCGTGACGAGCCGTGATCGCTTCGGCCTAGTCACCATCAGCGGCCAAGACTACCAAATTGTGGATATCGGCCTGCGCATGTTGGCGCCTCATGAGTTGTTTGCCGCCCAGGGTTTCCCAAAGCACTACATCATCAGCGAGATCCCCGACCCGTCAATCCTATTCAAGGATGGGCACCAGGCTGATGGTGATCCGCTAACGCTGCCGCGCGTACCACTCACGAAATCGGCGCAGGTTCGCATGTGCGGCAATAGCGTGTGCCCTCCTTTATCGGAGGCGTTAATCCGCGCTAACTTCCAACACGAACACGAATTTGCGAGGGTAGCATGACGACGCGTCCCAAAAAAGTCTACATTGCAGGTCCGATGTCCGGCCTGCCGGAATTGAACTTCCCGGCCTTCCACGCCGAAGCAGCCTACCTGCGCGCCATGGGCGACGAGGTCATCAACCCGGCCGAGATAGTCACCGACCCTACTGCGAAATGGGAGGACTGCATGCGCGCCGACATTGCGCAACTGGTGACCTGCGACTGCGCACACTTCCTGCCTGGCTGGGAGAGGTCGCGCGGCGCCGCGCTGGAGTTCTTGATCGCCAGCCAGCTTGGCTTGGAGATCCGATTCGCGAAGGCTGCCACTAGTCGCCACGTGGCCGACCTGGAGACGTCATCGTGAGCATTGAGCACCAGCTTCCGCCGCCGCTCACGCCGGCGGATAGCAACCTCCGCGACTTTGCATTCATGCCGCTGGACGTCGCTCGCCTGCGCGACAGCGACCTGGCCGCCAAGACCAAGGGCGACGAGTTTCGCTGCGCCGTGCTGCTCTGGTGCGCGGCATGGCACCAGACGCCCGCAGGCAGCCTGCCGGACGATGATCAGACCCTCGCCGGCTTCGCGGGCTACGGCCGCGTCGTCCGCGAATGGAAGAAGGTAAAGGCAGGCGCGATGCGTGGTTGGATCAAATGCTCCGACGGCCGCTTCTATCACCCGGTCGTGGCCGAAAAGGTCAACGAGGCATGGGCGGGCCGCGTGGAATACCAGGAGAAGCGGGAAGGAGACCGCCTGCGAAAACAAGAGGAGCGTCGCCTGAAAAAACTGCGCGACGACGCTGCAAAGTCCACTGGAAGTCCTTCGGACAATTGCGACGTGTCCGAAGGACAAAATGCAAACGCCGCAGGAAATCCGCCGGAAAAGCCTCTAACAGTGGACAGTGGACAGTGGACAGTGGACAGTGGACAGATACCGGGACACAGCGCGTCTGCTCAACCGGAGTCGCGCGCGGCTGAACACGCCGGCGATCCGGGCGTTCCGGAGCCAGTCGCTGCTGCGCTCCTCAGCAAGGCCATGCGCTCCCATGGCGTCATGGCCAACCCCGGCGACCCCCGCCTGGCAGTTCTTGCCGCGCAGGGCGTCAGCGCCGAAACCGTGGATGCCGCCTGCATCGAGGCCAAGGCCGCGAAGCCGAACGAGCGCATCAATCCCGGCTACGTGATCGCCATCCTGGAGCGCTGGGCAGTGGCCGCCCTCAAGGTGAAGGCGGCTGGGGCCGCTGCGCCTGCGGCTCGTACTGGCCCGGCGGCCGGCAAGTTCAGTCCCGCCGCCTACGTCAACGCGGGGCGTACCGATAACGTCGTGGAGGTGACGCCATGAGTCAGGTTGCGAAACAGGCGAAGCGCTCGGCGACCCGCCCCGACAGCCTCTGGCTCGAGGTGCACGCCGGGCTCGGGCTGACTCCCATGGGGCATCTTTTCAATCGCCTGGACGGCGCATATCCGCGTCTGTGGAAGAACAATTTCCCCGACGTGGACTCGATTCGCAACTGGGAGGAGAGCTGGGCTGAAGCGTTCGACGAGGCGGCACTGACGTTCGACGAGGTGCGGGAAGGGATCAAGCGCGTGCGCGCGACGTGCAAGTTCCCGCCGTCGATCGCTGAGTTCCTCGAGGCATGCCGGCCGCCAGTCGATCCTGAGCTGGCCTACCACGAGGCAGTCCTTGGCCTTCAGGAGCGGTTGTCTGGACGCATGGGCGCTTGGACGCGCCCCTACATTTTCTGGGCGGCGATGACGATGCGCCGCGACCTGATGCAGCAGACCTTCGAATCGATGCGCGTGCGCTGGACCAAGGCCCTGGCCGATTACCAGGCCCGCAAGGATTTGCCCTGCATCCCGGCCCCAGTGCAGGAGCTGCCTGCCCCTGGCAAGGCCACCACCAGCCGCGAGGTGTCGATTGCCATGCTGGGCGAGGCCCACGCGCTGTGCGAGAAGAATGGCGCCCGGGTGGGCTACGACCATCTGCGTTGGGCGCGGCGCATCGCAGAACGGGTCGCCACCGGCGATACAGGCGTTACGCACTTGCAGATCCGCGAGGCGGAGGTTGCCTTGCGCTATGCGCTTCACGAGGAGATGAAAAATGAGCATTCCACTTGAACGGATCGTTGCACTGATCGGGGCAACGCCTGGAATTCGGCTGGTCGAGCTGGCCGACCAGATGGACGAGGACGCGGGCGCGATCGAACGCGCCCTGGCGCCGGCGCTGGCCAACGGCAGCATACGGGTGATGAATGTGCCGATATTCGGCGGCAAGCAAATGGCTTCCTACACGCTGAAGACCTTAACTCCATCATCTGCCGCGCCAGTTTCCGCGCCTCCGCCGGCGCCGATAACGGCGGTTGCGGAGATTGAGTCCAAGTCGCACGCCCCGTTGGCGGCAGAAACGAGGAAGCCCCGCGGCGCCTACAAGGTGGATAGGTCGAAGGTGCGCCGCAAGGACGTCGATGCCGAATCGATGGCAGGCCGCGCCCTGGCGTTCATCCTGTCGCAGCCTGGGCGCCGGGCCAGCAACGACGATTTGCGCAAGCACCTCGCAATCCCGAAGGGCATGTACCCATCGAACTATTTCCGGCGGTATGTAGAGGACGGCACCCTTGTGAGCGTGCTCAATGGCTGGGCGGCCACGCCACTGGATGTCGGCGGTCGGGCATACGATGCACGGGAGCAGACGATCATTCCGGCGCAAGACGGCGGCGCGGCGACCGACCCGCATGAGCTGCGCTACGCGCTGTGGTCGGACGGCATGCTGGAACTGCGCCGCGGCGCCATGACCGTTGCATTGCTGACGGTGGCCGAACGTATCGCGCTGCGTGCATTTCTCGCAGTGGGCGCACCCGTATGAGTATTTCGTTATTCCGCAAGGGCGCCAGCAAGACCTGGCACTACCGGTTCCAGGTTAACGGCGCCCGGGTGCAGCGCAGCACCCGCCAGACCAAGCGCGGCGCCGCTGAAGCGCTGGCGGAGAAGGCCTACGCGGCCGCGGTGGCCCGCGCTAACGGTGGCGAGCCGATGCCGACACTGGCCGAGCTGTTCCAGGAGTGGATGACCGCCAATGCGCCTGTTGCCAGCCTGGCGCATGTGCGCAGCGTCAGCGTGGTGCAACGCCACCACCTGTACGATCTGGGCGGCCTGCGCGTCGATGACCTGACCACGGAGCGCATTGAGGCGGCCCGCAACAAGCACCTGGCGACGCACAAGCCGGCCAGCACCAACCATTGGCTGCGCGTGCTGAAGCTGGTGGTCAACTGGGCGGTGAAGCGCGAAGTGCTGGCGCGCCTGCCCTGGAAGGTGAAGCAGCTGAAGGTGCAGAAGCGTCCGCGCGCCATGCTGCCGCTGTCGATCGCCATGGAGTGGTTTGGGCATATCGACCAGGCCGTGCGCAAGCCGGAGATCGCGGTCGCGGTCCGGCTGATGTTCGGTATCGGCCTGCGCGAGAGCGAGGCAATCACCGCCCGATGGGAGTGGCTCGACTGGGACCGCAAGCAGTACACACCGGGCATCACCAAGGGTCGCGAGGCCGACCCTGTGCCCGTGCCGGAATGGCTGATGGCCTACCTGCAGCCGCTGCGTCGCGCCGAGGGCCTGATCGCTTCCGGTCAGCACGGCCACGGCCTGGCCACCGGCTTTGCGCGCAAGCCGATGGCGCGCGCCAACGCCCAGTGCCGCCTGAAGGGCATCACCCCGCACCGCCTGCGTGGCACGTTCGCCACGTTGCTGTCGGAGCAGGGTGTCCCGATCCAGACGATCCAACGTGTCCTGCGCCACAAGGACTGGACCACCACCATGACCTACCTCGAGGTGAACCTCGACCTCGCCGTGCAGGGACAGGCCGAAATAGACCAGAAAATGCAGGATGAGTGGCGCAAAAGTGGCGCGCAGCAGCCAACGCCGCCCGCTACTGCAGCTAATCACGATTATTCATAATCATCGGTAATTGACGCGCCGGCCCGCTCGGCGCCGGCGACCAGGACGACAGGAAAGGGTGAATTTATGTGGCAGCGCGCAGCGAAACCGAAGGAAAAAACGGTGCAAGAATCGACTGTCGACCCGGTGGACTACTGCCTGGAGTGCTGGAAGATCTGGATCGGCGGCGACCCGGACAAGGACCTGGGCACCAAGACCGCCCGCGGGTTGGTGGGTAATTCCGACGGGCACGGCGTCGATATCCATGAGGCGCAGCAGGTGCACGATACGAAGGTCGCCGAAGCGACGGATGCGATGATCAACAGCCTGCCACGCATTCAGGCATGGGCGATCTGCCGCATGTGCAGCGTCAGTACTGTCTGGCTGTTCCCGAATGCCAACTGGGAGGTTGTCGGCATGGAGGCGCGCGCAGCGCTGGCAGAAAAGTTGAAGCGTAATGTTTGCACGGGCAGTCTTTTCTGATATATTGCGCGTCATAGGGCGGCTTCGTTCGCCCTAAAGAAACGTAAAGCCTCCCTCGCGGAGGCTTTTTGCATTGGGGCGTAGAGGATCGAACATGAAGATGCCGCGCTTTCGACGTCGCTCCGACCATCTTGCGATTGCATTGTTGGCAGGTGTCACGGTCTCTGTTCTGCTGGCCTGTGGCCTGCTTTACCACTGGGGTCGCGGAATATCCTACTTGGTC